CCACTTTGATAGCTTGTGAGCAGAGCTGGAGAAATTGTAGAGGAATAGAATTAGATCCAGCATATGTAGATGTAGCTATTATACGGTGGATCAAATACATGTATAAAGATGAGAGCGGTAAGTTAATAAAATCCATTCAGATTGATATCATTGATGACAAGCTCAAGGATGGTGCTTTTCTGCCAAATGCAACCGCTGCCAATTCTGAAATTCTATTTGCAGCTCAGGTAGATCCTTCACTTATAGGGCAGGGAATACCCGGCGGTAAAAGTTTGAGCGGATCCGGATCAGACAAGCGAGAAGCCTATACTATCCTTTGTGCTTCTCTGGTAACCAATCGGGCAACAACCCTCTTACCCTTTTATTTTTTAAGAGATTGGAATGGATGGGGAGATGATCTGGATGCTACTTTTCCAAATACTTCTCTTACAACTCTAGATAAAAATCCGACCGGACAAGCTACCATAATTAATTAAATATAATACTATGTCAAAAGATAAATCAACCCCAGTAAAATTAGAAGTCTTTGTCAATTTTAAAGTATCTGATATACAAAAAGAAATGTTACAAAAACATAAAGATCGGATAGAGTCCAGATTGAGGAACCTTTCAACTCCATTTTTATTCTCTTTATCAGGTATTTCAGAGTATAGATTTGGAGATTTTATTACCAAAGAAGAGAAAAGAATCCGTACCAAGAAGGAACGCCTAAAGGAATTATCTAAAGCTATTATTAGCAAACTGAAAAACTTAGAAGAGATCCCTTATGAATGGTATGATGAATATAATGACCTGAAATCGGTTCTTGACTTCAATGAATAAAATAAAAATAATAGCTCATGCCTTTAATCAAAGATTTAGACGATTTCCTGAAATATATCATTGTAGATTTAGATATAGAAGTCGAGAAACTTTTAATTTTTTCAACCAAAGCAGAAAGGAAGATAAAGAGTTTAGTCGGAAAAGAGCAATATGATGAATTTGTAAACATGACAGAAGATGATGATGTTAAAGATCTTCTCTGTTCTGCAGCTGCCCAACTAGGGTTACTATATGCATTGCCTTCTCTCAAATTACGAATAACCAATGCTGGTATATATACGACGGAGGTGACGGATACCCGGATCCCTGAATGGTGGGAGATCCGCGACTTGCATAATTCGCTGAAACAACTTTCTTTTTCTGAAATAGATGAAGCTCTTCAGATGATGGAGAAGGATCCTATAAATTATCCAAAGTTCATCCATTCAGAGAATTATACAGAAATTAAATCCGTACTGGTAACCAACGCAGGTACTTTTCAGAAATACTTTAATATTGAAAACAGCCGATTGACGTATCTGGGGCTGTTGCCTTATCTTAGAGAATGTATCGATCAGTATTTACTCCCTTGGCTTGGAGATTGCTTGTACTCCCTTCCGGAATCGGATAAGGGCTTCCAGCTTCTTGAATATTTACAAAAAGCCTTGGTTGCTTTTACTATTGCCAAAGCAGCTGATTCGGGTTCTTTTTCTTTTCTGAATAATACCCTGATTGTGAAGTGGGAAGAAATGCCCTGGGAAAAATCGGACAAGATATCAGATACTTTACTGGCTAATCTGAAAGAAGCAAGGGAGTCTGCTGGGATGAATTACCTGAATTTTGCTAAAAATCTGATCAAAGAGAATCTATATGAGTTTCCGTGTTTGACTCAACTGGAAAATCAAAAAAGAGATACTCTGATTTTTAAACGAAAATCTGGATTATATCTAGGCTGACAAATAATGTCCTTTTTTTTAGAATACTCACCTATTACTTTTACTCAACAATACAGGTATATGGCAAAGCATCAATTTACAACAGAAGAAGATCAGTTACCCTATAATGGGATTGTCATCGACAAAGTCAGCAAAATCGATTTTAATTCTTCTGCCAATAATATTAAGGTTTTTAACCGCTGTGATACGAAAGACGTATTGTTCAGAGGAGCTTCACTCAAAGAGATAGTATTTTATATTGCTGTTTATGATTCCCTTGCTAAATTATCCAAAGAGCTTGCTCCTTTATTATCTGAATCCAGAGAATTTTACAACGAATATAATTAATTGTGTCATGACAGAACAGGGAATTTTAACTACTACTTATCCTAGTCCTCAAAAGGGATGGGCTGCTATTGTAAAAGATACCGGATATATCTATCAATGGGATGATTCTAAATGGACAAATACAGGTTTAAAATCATTTCCTGAAAATGTAGCTATTAAAGTAGGATATCCTGGTACGCTACAGGATTTAAAAAATGAATCGGAAGATATTGTTAACAGAACCTTTGCCGGAGGTTTGGAAGCTAAAAAAAACTGGACATTATGAAATTATTATTTATTCAATCCTTCATTAATAAGGATTTTGATAAAATATACATAAAGCTAGATATACTTTTAGCACTCTGGATTATTGTAGGTGTAGCAGTAGTGATTGACTTATTTTTTGGAGTAAAAAAGGCACGGCGTCTCAAGATAATACGATCTTCTATTGGTTTTAGGAAAACCGTTAAAAAAGCTAATCAATATGGAGCCTTCTTAACTTTTGCTTTTTTGTTTGATATCATTCTTTCCGTATGGTACTATATACCCTTTGCCACGGTACTAACTTCTGCTTATTTGCTCTTTATAGAAGCAAGAAGTGTATGGGAATCGATGGAGAAAAACGATCGGGATATCTATAAAGAAAGGGCTAAGGATTTTATAGATATATTTCAGAATCTGAAGGAGGAAGATAAATCAAAACTATTGGATATGATCAAAGATAAATTAGAAGAATCATCAAATAATACAAAAAATGAATAAAATAGCAATTATACCCGGACACTCAAAATCCAGCAAAGGAGCTTGTTCTTGTTGGCTTCCTTGTGAATTTGATTATAATTTGCAAGTAGCAGAAGAATTAAAAAAGCTCAATCCTTCCTTATATACTATTTATACGCATGATAGTTATTCCGGAGGATATTATGCTATGGTTAAAAGTACAGCTAATCAGGTCAATAAAGTTAATTTTGATTTGGTCTTGGAATTACATTATAATGCAGCTTCTCCATTAGCTAATGGTGCGGAAACTTGTTACTGGTTTGCCAGCAAGAAAGGAAAAGAATATGCTCAAAAAATTACTAATGGATTGAGTAGTTCTTTTAATATTACGAATAGGGGAATCCGGGCATTGGTGAATAAAAACGACAGGGGATATTGGTTTACGTACTTAATGAAAGCCCCTGCGGTTATAATAGAACCTTTTTTTGGTACTAATGAATTTGATGCCTTGAAATTTCAGGATCCTAAAAAATATGCAATTGTTTTAAACTCAATACTTTTAAAATTATGAAATGGCTCGTAAATAAATCAAACTCAATACTTTCTAAATTTATTTACCGGGCTGAAATACAATTACCTACTAATACGGACCGAATTCGGATTAAAGGTAAAGCCTATATATTAGGTTGGGGTACATTCTTTGTAATCCAGGATTTAATCTCGAATGAAATTATATGGAAGCCTAAGACTTCCGGTAATGTTGAATCCATTGATTTTATACTGGAAAAGAAAGAAGATGTTATTCTTGTTTTTTATGGTATTGACCCCGGTGCTGGATTTACAGGAGAAAAAATATTGGATTTGGATATATATACGGAATCTGATCCGGAATTTCACGATACAGATCCGGTTCCGGATCCTGTTGAAGAAAAAAAAAAATCTAAACTCAAGTACAACATTATAGGTACTATTTTCTTTATTCTCTTTTTATTGATATTGTTTTTTAGTTTGTTATCCTGCAGTACTAATAAAAAAAGTATAGAAAAGGAACGGATTGTTACTGTTTATGATACTTTTTTAAAAAGAGATAGCATTTTTATAACTAAGGATAAAGTAATCCTTCTTCCTACTGTTAATACAGAAGTAATTTCCAATCCTTGTGATTCCACTGGGAATTTAAAAATAATTGAAAAAGTGATTCGGATTCCCTATATTGGTAACGTGGTAGTCAAATCGGATGGTAATAATCTTGTAGCTAAAGTGAATACAGATAGCATTATCTCAGTTGTCGAAAAAGAATATAATTCACACAATGAGAATCAGTTTCATCAAATATCCACTCAGTCAAAGGAGACATCAATCTTAAAAGTAGTACCTTTTAACTGGTGGATGGTAGGATGTATTGCCTCCCTTGTAGTTAATGGTATTCTGATTTTTTTATATGTAAAAAATAAATTTATCTGATGAAATTAAATTTTAAAATAGCAACTAAATGGGATGATCTGAATGATTACCAACTCAGTAATATTGCTCATCTATTTCTGAATAAGGATAATTACAAGAATGCAGATGAGTTTAAAAGAACGTTGTTGTACTATTTGTTTGTTCCCAAATTAACCCTTCGAAATTATTTGAAATTCCGTAAATTAATAAAAAATGTACCATTACGAGAACTGTATCCTTTTGCAAATTTCATTGCTAAAGATATTAACCGCACCGAATTTCCTAAATTTATCAAAGTAAAGGATAAAATATTCTATGCACCAGGCAATCGGTTGACTAATTTAACCATAGAAGAATTTTCAGCAGCAGATCTGTTTTTCTATAACTGGAAAACAAAGAAATCTCATGTAGATCTTGACAGGCTGATAACCGTACTCTATCGTGAAAAGGCTGCAGATCCTACTTCTCAGGATATCCGGATTTCCTATTCTCCTTTTGACCTAAAAAAAAGAGGTAAATATATTCCTTTACTGGATATAGCTACAAAGTTGACTATTGGATTAGTCTATCTTAGCTGTAGAAAGGCTATTATAAAAAAATATCCGGTAGTTTTTCCGAAAATTAAACAGGATCTGGATTATAATACTAATAAAAAATCTAAAAAATACCAGTCATTCTCTCCTGCAATTATTTCTCTAGCAATGAGCGAAGTGCAGCCATTAGGAGAATATAATAAAGTAAAAAGCACATTGATAGATCCTTTCTTTTCTATTCTTACTGAAAGTATTATTCGGCAAAAGGAACAGGAAAAGATTTTGAGAAAATACAAATAAAAAAAAACCTATATGCAAAGAGAAGTCTCTTATAAAAAAATAAAAGAGTATCTGGAGGAGTTGGTGGCAAAAACCGACTATATTAAGGGTTTTGTAGGAAGTTCTCGGATTGAACTGAATAATAAGCTCTCTTCAAGAGGTAAGCTGGAAGATCCTTTTTTAGTATATTTCGGATATGGAGGTAAGCTAGAAAGCTATAGTAAACAACGTACTATCGGCTGCAGGATTCTTACTTTTTCTATTTTATTTAGGGTTCCTCAGAATAACTATCTGGCTCAGCAAATGGCTTATGATCTGGGAGAAAAATACGGACTCAACTTAATAGCCCGGATTCATTGGGAAGCCACACATCAACAACATAAATGGTTGGCCCGGGTTTTTGATAAGGATAGTGTAGAATGGGCCAATGTAGAATATGATACTGCCAACGGTCTTTTTGGCTGTGAATTTACTTTTTCTTTACCGACTAAGGATCCGTTAACTGTAGATCCTGACTTTTGGAATGATAAAAAGGATTATTGTAAATATCCTTAATCTCTCATTTTTGTGGCTTTTAGAATCTCCTTAAAATTTAAGGAGATTTTTTTTAAAAAAGTTGTAAAAATATCCGCATATTTGATAGATAATTATCTACCTTTGTAGTGTTGAATTATTAAAGATGTTCATATGAAATCAAGTGAATTTTTAAGGGAAATCAAGCGGAAAGGCTGGATTTATATTAGACAGGGAAAAGGATCTCATGAGATATACGAAAAAGCTGGTAGACAGGTAACCGTGCCGAACCATGGATCTAAGGAGTTAGGTAAAGGATTAGAAAAAAAATTACGAAAAGAAATGGAGCTTTAATTTCCCGTTATCTTTATTAAAAAATAAAAGTTATTATGAAAGAAATTAGAATTATTATTGAAAGAAATGAAGATGGTTTCTGGGGGTATGCTGAAAACGAAAAAGGAATTACCGGAGGAGGATCCTCTGTAGAAGCCTGTAAACAAGATATACTGGATAGTATTGAATCATTGAAAACATTATCCGGTAAAAATAAATTTAAGTACAAAGAAGGTGAATACAAATTAATCTATAAATTTGACACCGAATCTTTGTTAGAATACTATAAAGGCATTATTACTAATACTGGGCTGGAAAAATTAACCGGTATTAATAATAAATTGATATCACAATATGCAACGGGATTTAAAAAGCCAAGACCTGCACAAAGAAAAAAAATAGTGGACGGTCTACATAATTTAGGGAAAGAATTACTAGCCATAGATCTTTAATAATTCAACAATTATTTTTTATGGCTTAGCCTCTCAACTGAGAGGCTTTTTTGTTTACTCTAAACTAGAGTAAACCCCAATCTGTAAATAACTTAAGAAGATGTAATGTGTTTTTTGCGCCCACTTGCTGACGTATGAGCATGATTCGCTTGTTCAAATAGCTTATGCTATTGGGATATATTTTCTTTTTTTTTAATTCTTCAGATGTTTGAAGAATACTCATTCCTGACGCTAATAGTTTAATAAATTCAAAATCATTAGTGGTAAGGTCTACTACTCTTTCTTTGTGCGCGATATTATTATAAATATGTATTTTATTTTTTTCTACTTCTTCTATTGCTTTTTTTAGTTCCTCGATATCCTTTCTTCCTTTGGTTATAAAGGCATCTATTTTATATTTTTCAAAAAAAGAAGCTATGATATGAGGCCGGAATTCGATGGAAAATACAATAATTTTAATTTTAGGAAATTCTTTTTTTACTTCTTTTATCAATTCTTCTCCTGTCGCAAGAGTAACAAATTCCCGATCATTTATAAACGATAAATCGGTGATTAATAATTCGTAAGGATTGTCTTCAAAATAAGATTTTCGTATCTTCAAAATAGCGTCATCGCAATAGTATACTTGATCAACTTTGGTAATTTTTAACTCTTCCATTAATTTTTTTACCGCGTAGTTGTAGCTGGAGATATCCTCTACTACAAGAATTTTTTTAAACATTTATAACTTTTTTAGTGTAGTTGATTTTTGTGTTGTTTGCAAAAATAAGCTTATTTTTTTAATTATTTTTTAATGAAAAAGCTAAAATATAATGTTTATCTTTGTTTTTTGATATAATTAGATAAATAAATCATAAAGAGACAAAACATGATACTTGTCATGAATGAAAAATCTTTCACGTTTTTTTGAAGCCGCGGAGCTAAGTTTGGCTATATAAAACCCCTAAAAATAACAAAAATAATGAGGATTACTGAAGACACTGCTTTTGAAGAATTACTAAGCATATTAGCTCCTATCTATACAAAAGGGCTAGCTATTGAAGAGTATAAAAGGGCTATATTATATCTTTCCGCTTTAGCTTTAAAGGATAAAAAAAATAAAAAAAAAATTATGGAAAGTTGGATTATCCCTTATGTTGAAGCTCTCCTGGTATTTTTTGATAAACTGGAAAATAATGAGGAGTTAATGAAAGAATCTCAATATTTTATCACGATCAAAAACAAAGCTGCTTTATAAGTGGCTTTTATTTTATCTATATGTTTTTTTTTATATTTGAGGTGATAATGATGAGGCAACTTTATATCTTACTTATAATATTTCTTTTTTTATCCTGTGGGAAAGAAAAATCGTATAAATATAAAATAAATATTTATACTATTATAAATAAGCAGATAGGTGATACAAAAAAAATGGAAAAAGAAACTATAAAAGCTTTGAATGATTCAATAGCTTATTTTAAAGCTGTCCAAAATTTTGTTATTACTAGAATTATATACGATAAAACAAATAAAGAAAATATTGAAAAAGGAACCCCTATATTCTTTAGCTTAGTTGATTTCGAATTAATTGATAATAAAGGTAATGATATTTCTAAAATGAATTTTTCAAATAAAGAAGCAATACAAAGAAATGCACTAAATTTTTTTAATTTAAAAGATTCTATGCTTTATTATGATATTTTAAAGGATCTGAAGAAATAAGCCATCAATAAATTTTTTTTTGCTAGAATTGTTTTTTATATATCTTTGTTTTGCAAAAGTTATACATAATGAAATTTCAAAAATATTTTTTAACAATATGGGAGGAGTTCGGTTCCGGTAACGCCCGAAAAAAATCTACACTCGTGTATGACTTTTGCAGCTCCTCCTTTTTTATTTTAAATTATGCAAAAGTCATCAATCCAATTTTTTCAAGCGAATTACAGTAGTTTGAAGAAACAACACATTCTCATTTACTCAGCGATTTACTTACTTTATTTTCCTTTACATTAGAGATATTTACTGCCGTGCATTAATTCAGGTTAATGTGGATTAATTTTTAAATTATATTAACATTTAAGAATCTTAATTTATGAAAACAAATGAATCTATTTTAGACCTAATTCGTGTTATTAACAGTTTTACTATTCTGTGAAAATAACCAAGAACTCATTCAAGCAAATAAAGATCAAATTCAAAACTAATCACCATGGCACAATATAAAGAAAAAGCAAAAGAATTGATTACCTCATTATATATTCAGGGTAATCCGATTGATCACGATGTGGTATTAAGTACTTATGAAGTATATAAAGACCTTACCACTTTATTACCATCAAAATCCATTGATGAATATGATGTCTATGATATTCTGTCAAATCTCTTTTCTCCTTATTATACGAGCTCGACCAAGTTTGAAGTTTTGCTTAAAGAAAACGGAGAACCAGAGATAGTGGAAAATACCCGGGAAGGAGTTAAATATCTTTGGTACTTGAAAAGAATCTAAAAAATATCTGTAAAAAGAGAACCTTTCTATGTTTGTGAAGCCGCTCAAAAATTGAGCGGTTTTTTTGTGTCCTTTTTTTTCATACACGCCTTCAGGAACTTCGTAAGAAATAGTAAGAAGATGACTGAAAAAGAAGCCGGAAAAATAGCAGCGAGACTTATGCATACCTCTCTGAACAATATCATTCAAAGTCAGAATTTCAAAAAAAACAAAGGTCGGACAGATAAGAATACTTCAGGAGAAGATATTACTTCTCTGAAAAAATCACGAGGACTTTTCCGGATGCAAAAAGATAATTCAAACGAATTGCGTGGAATAGCTATAAAAATGCCTATACATGGATTTGTCCAAAATTATGGAGTGAATTCCGAACGAAGTTCAGGCATTGTCCACAGAGTAAAGCCTAATTCAATTTTTTATAAAAGAAAAGCTCACCCTTTCAAACTCAAAGCGCGAGATTTTATTGATGAGGCGGTAGATAGATCCGGTGCGGTGGAGTACCTTCAAGAAACCATCGGGCAAATTAGAACTGATAAGGTAATTGATATCATAAAATTTGGAATAGAAGATGGCAAAAAGTAAGAATCAGACTACGAAACTTACTATTGTCATCAATGGAAAGGAAGTAAAAAATAATCTTACCGATATTGGTAAAGAGGTCGGTAAGTTACACAGGGAATTAAAAGGACTTACCCGGGGTTCTGAGGAATTCAATAAAAAAGCTTCTGAATTGCAGAAAGCGAAAAAAACGTTTGCAGATATCAAAAAAGAAATACAAGGAGTTCCTTCCCTCTTTGATAAAATGGCAAAAAGTGCTACGGGTTTCTTCTCCATTATCGGAATTGGTATTGGAATCCAGTCTTTTATAGCTGCTCTATCCAATGCCTATTCCATTGTTAAGGATTTTGATTCGGCACAATCTGAATTAGCAGCAATTCTGGGAAAAAGCAAGCTGGAAATAGCTGGACTTACAGCTCTTACCTTAACATTAGGAGCTACTACAGCTTTTACAGCAACGCAAGCCACGGAAGCAGCGACAGAACTCGCCAAGCTAGGTTTTTCAGAAAAAGAAATCGCACAATCCTTAGAAGGAATTATTGATGGAGCAGTTGCTTTAGGTTCGGAAATTCCTGAGACTGCAGAGTTGGTAGCTGCTACTCTTAAATCTTTTGGGTTGCAAGCTAAAGATACATACCGGGTAGTTTCTACTTTAGCAGCAGGAGCTAATTCTACTTCTTTAGGCTTTGAAAGTTTAAAAACCGCTTTAGGTAATGTAGCTCCTGCAGCTGCAGCTGCTAATTATTCAATAGAAAATACTGTTGCATTACTAGGTTTAATCACAGATAACGGAATAGATGCTTCTACGGCTGGTACTTCTCTTCGTAATATGCTAATTAATTTATCAGCAAGTGGTATGAATCTGGATGAGGCCTTGAACCAGATCTCAGAATCTCAAGATAAACTTAGCAAGGCTACTGAATTATTTGATGTGCGATCTGCAGTATCTGCTATTGCTTTAGCAAATCAAAAAGATAAGGTATTATCCCTTACTGAAGCTCTTACTTCACAGGAAGCTGTGTTGAAAGAAATGGCAAAAACCCGGTTAGATAACTTGGAAGGTTCTACGACCTTGTTTAAATCTGCATGGGAAGGGTTGATATTATCGATAGAAAATGGTAATGGATCAATTGCGAGAGGGATCCGAAAAATTGTAGACTTTGGGACCTCTATTTTAAACTTTTTAAACCCTCAAAAAACCGCGATTGAACAAACTCGAGAGGAGCAATTTGAACTTAATAAATTAGTTGCTGAAATAACATCTACTAATATTAAAATTGGTGATAGAGCTAAACTCATCAATGAATTACAAGATAAATATCCCGGCTTCTTAGATAATCTTGATCGAGAAAAGGTAACTAATGAAGAATTACGAGACCGAATACATGAGGTTAATGATGCATATATTCAAAAACTAGCCCTACAAAAAACCGAAGAAAAATACAAGAAGATTCTTGAAGATCAAGCTGACTTAATTTCTTCTCAAGCAACCTCCCAAAGAAAATTATTTGATAATTTAAATAAAAGTGTAATAGAATTATCCCATGAAGGCATTAAACTTCCTCCAGTTGATGTGTCAGACTTAGAGGGGAGTTATAAAAAAATTCAAAAAGCATTAAGAGAGGTGCAAAAAGAATACGGAGAAATTAACGGAGCTAAGTTTGGTGGATTATTTGAGATAAATTCACAGTTGTTAGGAGATGTTCAGAATATCAATGCAAAATTAGGAGAACAAACCACTAAAGTTGAAAATGCTAAAAGGCAGTTTGAACTGGAATCGAATGTAGTGAGATCTACTATTGGAATAGTCGATAATTTGAAAACAAGTGTATCTAATGTTTCGTCTGAAACAAATCGGGCGACTGGAGCAGCAGAAAATTTACAAGCTGCATGGTCTGGAATTAAAGTCCCTACTATCAGTCCAGGAACCTTAGGAGGATTGAATGATCTTTTAAAAGATTATAATACTCAATTACTATCTGCGCCTATTGGTAGTACCGACGCCAAAACTTTGTCCTTACTGATCAAACAAACTCAAAGTCAAATTGATGAAGCAACTGGTAAATCCGAAGAAGAAAGAAGGAGAAAAGCTGAAGAATCCTCCCGAAAAGCACAAGAGGCGAGTAAACAAGCCGTTGAAAAAGCTAAGGCAGAAAGGAAAAAACTACAGGATGAAGCTATTAAAGAAGAATCAAAGAGCCATCAATCATTATTATCCGCCGAACGAAAATATCAAGATGAAGCCTATTCTTTAATGATTGATGGTTTAATTAAAGAACAAATTCTTTTGTCTACTGACTTTGCCCGGAGAAAAGAAGATCTACAGAAGGAAATAGATGACTTGGATAAACTACAAAAAGAATATACAAATAAAGCATCTCAATCCGATAAATTGGGAGATACGTATACATCTTCTAAATTTATACAATTGGCAGCGGAGCAGGTTCAGATTATAGCTGATAAGAATGCTACCATTGATACGCTGGAAGCTTCTCATGCGACTAAGAGACTACAACTGATTTATGAGTATCGACAAAAAGAATTACAAGCTACTCAAAGGCTTAATCAGCAGGAATTAGATACTCTACTTGTTTTACATAATGAGGAGCTGGCATCCATTACTTCCTTGGATACTGCCAAGGCTTTATTAAGGGATTTTCTGTCAGAAGAGGAACTTAAAAAGATAAAAACTATTGAGGAGGCTAAGAAGGAAATCATTATCAAACAACAAAAAGAATCCTATGAGGTTCAGTTAGAACATTTAAAACAATTACATGATGCACTTTCTGCGGAACTCGCTAAAAATTCCCATTCGGAAGAATCCGGATTAGGTTCTTTATTTACTGAATCGCAGAAAAACGCTCTGATAGACCGGCTGCAAGAGGTTTCGGTAAAAATATCTGAAATCAATTTAGCTGCTGCAGGAAATAGTTCTCTTACTCTAGAAGACCAAGAACAACGAGATGCAGGAGCTAAAAGTAAGATGTTATCTGGAATAGATTTATTGGGATTTACTGCCGAACAATGGGCTCAGGTATTTACCCAGCTGGATACTGCTAAAACAAAAATGGAGGAATGGGCAGCTAAGATCCAGATTGTTTCCATGGCCGTAAAAACGATGAAAGAGGCATGGTCTATGATGTATGAATCACAAGCAGCATCCTCCCAAAGAGCAATCCAGCAATATGAAGGAGAAACCAATCGAAAAAAAGAAGCTCTTAAAAAACAACTGGATGAAGGCTATATTACTCAGGTACAATATGACTCCAAAATTAAGAAGCTGGAAGCCGACATGCAAGCCCGAAAGGCTGATATTGAATATAGTACTGCCATGCAGAAGTATAAGATGGATATAGCCAATGCCATCTCTAATACTGCATTGGGTGTAACCATGGCACTAGCCTCATCTCCACCTCCAGCTTCTTTTGTCCTTGCTGGAATTGTAGGAGCTATGGGAGCTTTGCAGCAAGGGGTTATTACCCAAAATAAACCCAAAAAGGGAAGTTATTTTTCTGGAGGAGATACCATAGGACTTGGATTTAAAGATTCGACCGGACATGAAGTAGCTGGAGTTGTACATGCCAATGAATATGTAATGCCTGAGTGGTTATTAAAGGATCCGGAAATTGCTCAATTAAAAAATTACATCGAATACAAAAGAAAAGGAGGTAATAAATCTTTCGCTCAGGGAGGAGAAGTGTACTCTGATGATTCGAAATCCTATGAATCTGTTGATACTTCCGACTATACTAAAGTAATAGAATTATTAAAGGTACAGAATAAGCTTCTTACTGAACTACTAGCAAAGGAATCTGTAGCATACATTAAAAAAGATGTAAAGCAAATGCAGGCTCTCAAGCAAGAAATGAAAAAATCGGATGAAATAATTAATAACGGAAAAATACTACAATAATGACAATCAGTTTCCCTTACAACCCCTTGCAAGTATTTTACACTGATGATTGCCTTTTTACGGAAATAAATATTGATGATAATTATTACGTTCGGGTAATAATGAATCTAAAAGCCTATCCCTATCAGGGAGAGGATACTCCTTTCACCTATTTTCTAGAATATGAGTTCGTTCCTTATCAAGGAAAAATTTCTGTTGATTTTGGTAAAATTATTAAACCTTATTTTTATATTCCCTCAGATCTCAATGAAATACTTGATTTTTCGAAACTTAAGGAAGGTGTTAATACGATTCTTTTATACCGGCCAATATCTGTTGACATTACTTTTTTAAAAGTAAATCGCTCAAATAATGTTATAATGTCACAAAGATTGTATAAAAATATTCGCTTTATAAGGGGTAATCAATATGGGTCACTATTAAGTTCTGACAATAAATTTCATAAATCCCGGATTACAGGTAAATCTTTATTTTCATACAATTTATATAATGCTACTGACCCTTGGATACTTACTAAAAACGGAAATTATATTCAGAAATTAATCAGTACTAATGATTACTTAATAAGTTATTTAGTTAAAGATTCCTCGCTGAAATTAGGAGATACTTTTTCATTGAATTCTAATGGTAAAATCAAGGCAAAGGTCATTACTTTCCCTAATGGACTACAGTCTGTATTTTTTGTCTGGTTGGATGAGCATTTAGCTCTCAGAATTTTTGAATTTACTGGTAGATTTATTGATAAGCAAACACATAACTACATTACCAACACCTCTGTATTCAAAGGCAAACCTATTGCCCGAACTATTGAGGATATCAAAGGAAGAGAAATTACTGTTAATACCGGATATATATATAAGGATGATCTCCGGATAATCAATTCAATTTTGAGTAGTGAAAAAGCGTGGATTTCCTTTGATCTACAAAAATTTATATCGTTTATTCCTATTACTAAAGAATTTCAATATACCTCTGAAGATCAGTTATTCTTCGGAGATATCGAATTATCACTTAACAATTATGCAGAGTTTCACTCAGATAACCTGAAGTAATTTAGTAACTAATTTTCAAATGAATACAATAAAATGAGAAAGCTGATACATAATCTTTTTGAAATGGACTTATCATCTACATTATTGGAACGGGTCGAAGAAAATTCATATTTCTCCTCCAATTTTTTTGCTAAACTTACCTATCCCTTTGAAAAAAATGTAAATGAACTGGATCCACAGTTTATTTATCATTACAACAGATTATATTACACTAAGATGTATCCTGAATGTATTTGGAATGAATGGGGGGAAATCGAAGAGGCTAAGCTATATGTATTATCTTCTAAAGGGAGTATAATATCTTTTCAAATTGTTACTGGCTTTGATAATTTTCCCAATTTTGATAAAAAATTATCCGAACTGAATTTACATCATGTATTTCCTGATAATCTATATAATCATGCCGCTTCTCTGGTAGGAAAAACCTATCCGGAAACCGACTATACTTTTCCCGCAATTCATACCGATTTAGTTAATACGGATAATTCTTTGTTTGCTGAATTTAAAAAAACTTACAATTTATATGAAAATGGACATTTTATTCAGAATTCTAAGGATAATAATAACCGGATTATAAATTATAACTTGATACAACCTGTTGTATCTTTGCCTTATTTATTAAAAAAAGGTATTGAAGATGCTGGGTATTCTCTAGAAGGAAATGTTCTGCAACATGAGTTAATTAAAAAGCTATGGGTATTTAAAGCAAATGCTTATTCATCTGCAACCTATCCGGATTCTGTGGAATGGTTAATAAATAAAAGCAATTCTAGGGTTCAGAAGAATTACTATAAAAATGAGCAAGAAATACCTTTTAATGGTACTTTTAGAATAACAGGAAAAGCTTATTTGTTAGGTTGGGGAAATATATTCCGAATTAGGGATTTGTTTACAGGGAAAATAATATGGGAGCCCAAAACCTCTAAAAATACTGAGAATGTTGATTTTACCATTACTACCACTAAAGATACAGTTCTTGAATTTTCTGCTAATGACCCCGGTGCAGGATTTACCGGTGAAAAAATATTGGAATTGAGGATCATTCCTATTACTATTCTTGATGATGAAGGTAAAGTTATTAACCCAAATTTCGATTCGCCGGAAATAGATCTTAGAAAATATGTACCTGACATAACATTTGGAGACTTAATTAAAGCCATGAAAAATACTTTTAATTTGGATCTATACCGGAAAGGTAAAGTAATCCATATGAACTTTATTGATTCGAATGTAAAAGATTATTCCAATATTAAAAACCTGAACGAGTATGAAGTTCTAGATCCTGTAATCACTTTTAATGACGCTATTAGCTTTTTATTAAAATTTCAATACGAAGATGAGCAGTATCCTTTTGATTCCCTATATGTAGATAAATCTGGCTCTAAAACATCCAGCTACGAAGAACTGGAGAATACAAATGAAGTGAATTCTCCAGTAATCCCTTTACCCAGAATACTTAGGAATAATACTAATTCTGCCAAATATCTTACAGATGATGGGAGTTATCTACCTTTGATTATTTATACAGGTCTGGTTAATGGAAAAAATGAGAGTCAATCAAACTCTTCGTTACTTTGGCCACAACTTTATACTTCTTTTTGGAAAGAATGGTTGAAGTTCCGGATCTTCTCCGAATCTTTCACATGGGAGTTTACTGCGCCTAAAGAAAAAATGAAGGATCTTGATGTGAAAACCAAGATCCATGCATACAACCGAACACATATCATCAAGAAAATTACCCGGTCTGACTTATCAGAAAATGTTGAGCATATAGAATTGGATACTTATTCAGAATAGATTATCCAGAACCATAACCGATTCATCCTGTTCCTGATCCACGATGTGGACATAGATCATCGTTTCTCTTATGTTGTTATGACCTAATAATCTTTGTAATTGTTCTACTTTGCCTCCTTGTCTGAGAAAATTAGTGGCAAAAGAATGCCTGGCCACGTGAATAGTAAGTTTCTTTTTGATATTCCGGCTTTTAGCTATTTCCTTTAATTCTCTGTTGATATGCTGTTCTGTTATCCTTTTCTTAAATAATTCCGGTAAATGAGCTACGAGCTTCTGGGCAGAATTATTAACCCTTATCCGCTGCGACTTTTGCGTTTTAGTTGCTACAAAAGAAATAATTCCTGAACTCACCTGCTCTCTTGTTACTTTTTGAAGATCGGATATCCTCAGACCTGTACAGCATCCAAATAAAAAGATACCCAGAGGTAGGCGTTCCTTTTCTAAAATAAAGTCAGAAAAGAAATAGTCGTATAATCCTTTTAATTCTTTCTGGGACAAATCCTCTCGGTTACCTTTTAGCTTTTTGTATTTCAAATCATCTAAGTCAATAGGAAGCTTTATTCCGTATTTTACTGCTATCTTTAAATAGGATTTAATTCCAGATATATTGGAATAGTAAGTATTTAGATTTCTTCCATTGCTAATAAAATAACTTTTATAATCTCTCCAGAATTTTTCATTCATATCAGAAAAGTAAACTTCTTTTTTATACTTCCTAAGATTAGCAACTATACTTTTATATCTTCGGTAGGTTCCAGGAGCAATAGATCCTTTGTTTTTTTCCAATTCGTAGAGCATAAAAGCTGTAAATTCTCCTCTGGGAATTTCACTTTTAAGTTCTTCTACCATCCGATCTATTGTTAAAACCCTACCTAACAAGCGATAATTGGTTTCAATGTGGGTAATTTTTGCTTTAATATTATCTATGTACAATTGTAGATCTTTTTGCCTTGGTTCTGAACCGATAATTTTCTGAGCTTTTATATCAAACTCTCCTTTTTTTACTGAAAAATCAAGAGGAATTTTTTTCTGATTACCAACAGAAGTAATATGCAAATACATCCGACATTCACCATTTTTGTTGATGTAATTCCTTGGTACAAATCTTATATTCACCTTCATTAGAACAAATATTTTTTTTGTTCTGGAATCTGTTCTAAGAGGATTAATTTTTAGCAAATTTTCCATTTTATATATGTTTAGTTAAATCGTTGATTTAAACAAACATAGCCTTAAAATGGTTCTTTCTTTTTTTAACAATTTATAAAATAGTGATCGCGAAAGGATTCGAACCTTTGACCGTCTGCTTAGAAGGCAGATGCTCTATCCAGCTGAGCTACGCGACCCCTTTCTGATGATTTATCAAGTCGGGGTGACAGGACTCGAACCTGCGACCCTCTGGTCCCAAACCAGATGCGCTACCACCTGCGCTACACCCCGAATTTACCTTGTGTGTTTATGCGGAGAGTGTGGGATTCGAACCCACGCGACAGTTTCCTGTCGACAGTTTAGCAAACTGCTCCGTTAACCACTCCGGCAACTCTCCAAATTTAGTTTGCATTCGAACTAATTTGGAGTGCAAAAGTAATAGTAAGATTTTACTTATGCAAGTATTTTTTTAAAATTTTTAACTTATATTTATTTCTCTGTTTTTTAACTTTGTTATACTTAATTAAATATATGATACAATTAATAAAATGCAATTTACTGTGCCTTACACTCTTATTATTAATAAGTTGCGGTTCACAAAAAAAAATCATTGTTGATACCAAGATAATACGAGATACCGTATATATCTCAAATACAAATCCGAAATATCATTTCATCACAGAAGCAAATCTTCCGGGATATGTTATTTCTAAAGAAAATTTCCCATCAGTTGCATTTAATGAAAGAGTCAAATTTTTGGTTTTACATTATACCGTATCCGATTATCCTATCTCTGTTAAAATATTAGCGAAAAAAGGAGAGGTAAGCTCTCATTATTTGATTACAGACCAGCCCAATGATACCATTGATATATTAGTAAGCGAAGATAAACGTGCTTGGCATGCAGGAGTAAGCGCCTGGAACGGAACAGAAAATCTTAATGACACTTCTATCGGTATTGAAATAGTAAATAAAGGATACATTAAAGTAAAAGATTCTTTAATTTTTACCCCATTTCCTAGTTATCAGATTGAGAAAGTTGCGGCATTGTCAAAAAATATTATCGACCGGTATGAAATTGATCCGGTAAATGTAGTGGGACATAGCGATATTGCTCCGTTAAGAAAACAAGATCCCGGACCTCTGTTCCCTTGGAAAGAACTTTATACTCAATACGGCATTGGTGCATGGTATGAAGAATAT